GGCTTTTTTCAACACAGCTGGTTTGATTTCTAATTCTTCTGCAATGGCCTTGATGGTGTCAGTTAGGCCACCCTGAAGTGTATCAATCTCGTGCATCACGGCCATACCTTCATTGATGATTTGGGTGAGTTTGATTTTTTGTTCGCCGTTGAATGTTTTCACATCACTCATAGATACTCCTTAGTAAAGTAGTTATTATACACTACTTCGCTAAGAAGTCAAGGATTTTACGTGATAAAGGTTAAATTAATTATTAATACCAATTATAGGTCATTTGTGTAGTTGGTATGTACGGTGTCAATGCAACTGGTAAATTATATGTACCTGGTTTGGCTAAAGTTGTAAATGGATCAGCTACTTCCCAACCAGATACTGTCGTATCAATTGGTATGATTTTCATTAAATTAGGGTCACCGGTATAGGTACCGTTTGAACCTATAGCCATTCTTACTACTGTTGAACCACCTGTTGCCCAAGTTGCATTCCATGCATATGCAAAATCTGGATCAAATCCTGCATTAGAAAATTTTGCATACCAATCTGCTAATGTACCGGCGTTGGTTGCTTCAAAATATATTGACGATGCAATTACTGTTCCGGGATCAACAGTCCAGCTGTCCAACGTTGGGGGATTACCTACATAAGTGACTCCGCTTCCACTAGAACCCCTATTTGTAATATCCCAGGGAGTAATAGAAATATTCGGTGATGCATCATCTCCTAATATGGTTGAGCCACCGCTAAATTGTATTCCACTTAATAAATGTATTCCTGTTGCTGACATATTTTTCTTTTTTTTGCTATTATCTTTTTACTAATAATTATAAACCAAATGCTGACTTGGCTTCATTATAGTTTGTAGTTACAGCAGTTTGGTCTAATTTTATGCGTAACTAATTTCTAATTCAGTACGCTCTAATCTAGCTATATACCTATTAATAATCTCAATTGGCTGCTGTTGCTCACGTAAACGTAACCCATCAACCCAACGACTATCAATATCAGCAAACTCTGTCGATGAACGTAATATGCGGTTATCTTTCACAAACTTCATTTCATTAATGTTGTATACATTGTTGAATCTCATACTAGTTAATATACCATTGGCATATAAATTCATATGATAATCTGTAATTACGTTGTAATAATTAACAGTTTCATTTACAACAGTCTTATCAACTAACGTAACTTCTTGGTTGTATTCATTCATTGTGATAGTGCCGATTGGGGTATCATCAGTCATTGGGTAAGTAAATGCTCCGGCTTGTTTATTAAAAATTCTATGTTGTTCAATTGTTTTAAGAGTTGAACCATCACTGAATGTCAACAAGTTATATTGAGATGTTGTTTCTTCTTGCTTGATCCATAATGGTTGTGCAATAGCAAACACACTGTTATCAAAGTCCCAAACTTTCAAACTGTCAGACATTTCTATATTTTCAATGACTTTAGATGTACCGTCTGCTAATGTTATTAACGTGCCTTCGGCTAGACATATGTTGACAGAATCTGATAACACAGTTGGACTATAAGCAACACCGACGGAATTTCTAGCGTAGGCAATAACATCGATTATTTCCGATACAAACTGATTGGCGTAAAAGTATACTACCAACCCGGGTCCGGTTAATCCGGTTGTATATGGGCCCGAACCCATACTATCTCTAATAGCAACTCTTTCTGCTGTTGAACTAGATCCACTATAAGTATCTACGCTAATTGCGTAGGTTGTTTGACCAGGTAAGCCATAAATAACACCAGCTTCAAGAACCGTAGAACCACCAGTACTGGTAATATCAAATGTTATTTGTCCGGATGGAGACATACCAGAAAAAGTATGTGCAGTAATATCTAATGTAGGGATACTTGCACCGCCACCTCCAGCATCAGAGATAATTGAACCACCCGTAAATGTCGCACCTGTTATTAATGTTGTCATAATTTTTCCTTTATTTTATTGAAATATTTCCGGATGATTTTTTCCGTAAATTTTTATATACTTACCTGCCATCATGTCAGCCATTGCTTCTACTGGACTTCCAGGATAACTATCATCAGGCCCAATCATATTTAACTGATCCTGTCTATGATGAACTAATTCATGGAATATAGTACGGAAGATATCTACCATATTTCTATTCTCAATGTACACCCAAATTTTACCATCACTAGTATGACGACCAGTATGATGACCTTCTTGTGCTTGTTGAGTATCTCTACTTAATGTAATTTGTGGGTAAGGTTGTTTAATATGTAATCTACGTATAGTCCAGTCAATGAAATCATTAACCATTTTTACTTGGTCTTTACCTTGAACAGATTCTGCTACACCGGCTGGCCAAGGCTTAGGTTTAACATATTGTTTTAATTCTTTTTCTTTGGCTAGTCTAGCCTGTTCTTTTTTGTGTGCTTCATAGGAATCTTTTCCTATAAAATATTGTTTCTCTGGTGAATCATTTTGCTGTGAATATCTACGAACAGCATCATAGTCTATTTTTTTCTTAGGTTGTGTTATGCCCGGAGACATAAAACTCAATAATGACTCATCAGTTTCTTCTTCACCTAATTTATTTTTATATTTCTTGATCCAATGATCGGGTGTGTGACCATACTTACTGACAAATAAATCATGTAATTTTGCACCCGTGATTTTATATCGGTTACTGATACGTTGCATTAATTGGTCTATGGTATCATAGTCGTGCTTCTTTAGATTTGGCAATTCTTTTGCCAAATCTTTCACAGCCGATTCTGATAAAATCTCATTAAATCTCATAATATAGTATTTATGCTCACTTGTAGTTTACGGTAGCGAATCGCTTACTACGCCCAGCAGCCGGGCCAACACTTATAACGCAAAGGTCCTAAGGTAGTGTTGTTCTTAAACAGGAGAATATGGGTTTTTATATCTATCATATCCATCGTCCTCTGGGTATACAGGGTAATCATTCGGGTTCATATTGCTTTTACTTTTAATAATCTTAAAAAACTTAATATATTAATATACATCCAGCCTATATCAAATTCAAACCAGTTCTTAGAGAGGCGGGGACTCGCTGGTGCGAGATGGTGGTTGTTGTGCAACTCTTCACCACCAATAACAATGCCCCAAGGACTAATATTCCTACTATGATCTTTTGTGGTTCCATTACGATATCCAATCCAATGGCCAATGCCATTAATAACTCCGGCAGCCCAAAATGGTATCCATACCATTTGAATGCCCCATATTAATATTCCCCAATATCCAAACACCAATATATTTAACACAAAGAGAATGCCAATGCCAAGTCGAGAGTGACGAGCGTATACGTTGTGCTCCACCCAATCAGAAGGAGTACCAACACCATATGTATTAACCATATCTTTGTCTTTGCTTGCTTCATGATATAAACCTGCTCCTTTAAAGAAAACTCTTTTTATTCCATATACATGCGGACTATGCGGATCACCGGCAATATCACTATATCTATGATGCTTACGATGTATAGCTACCCACTGTTTAGTAACCATGCCTGTTGTTAACCATAACCAGAATCGCATGAAGTGACTTAGTATAGGATGAAAAATTATTCCTTTGTGTGCTTGACCTCTATGCAGGAAAAGTGTGACGCAAATTATTGTTATATGTGTTACTATTAATGTATATAAAATCATTTATTCACGCTCTACTTTTAATATGCTACGAATAAACCATGATTTTTTACCATATAAATCTTGTAACTCAGCCATGTAGTTAGCAATACCCTGTTGACGATCTTCTGTTGCTTGATCAAATATTTGAATAACCAATTCACCCATCTTTTCAGCATCCTGTAACAATTCAGCAAACATTAGTTGGGCACGCGGAATCTTTGTTTGATCCTGAATAATAGTTAGTTCACCATAGCGTTGTAAACTACCTGGTGTATAACTACCCAATACTCTTATATATTCTGCTATAGGATCAATTGTTTCATTCACATCTTGATATAATGTATCCAAGAACATATGATATTGTGGGAAATTACTTCCTTCAACATTCCAATGAAAGTTCTGTGTTTTGATAGCAAAACTTTGTGTGCTTGCTAATAATATTTTTAAACTGTCTGATAACATATTTTAGTGTCTCAATAATAGTGTAGAAAGAACATTTTGGTCGTTAGCACTTACGTCACCTTCACCGGGTGCAACGATAACATTATACTTCATACCTGCAACTTTAGATTTATTCATATATTCATCATAACTTAAAATACTATTTGCACTAATGTTGTATGCTTGTGCAATACGCTCTTTCATTTGCTTCAATGCTTCTGGGCTTGCGGGTTGCCACTGACCATCAGGTCCTTTGTCTAGGTTACCCTTATCGTCTTTCTTCAATAAGTCATAGAATAGTTTCTCAGGAACAATACGACTGTTCTTGGTCTTATCTAAGCTAGGATCATTTTGTTTAACTTGCTTTTCTTGTGTTGTGTTAGCACCTTCACTCCAATTGATAATGAAGTTGTTTGGCTTCTGTGCTAATGCGGCACCTGCCATCTTTGTATAAGCATAGAACTTAACAGTAGGATGCTTTGCTGCCATCTTTAATGCTAAGTCTAAGTATTCTGGGCTAAAGAAGTCACCAGCATCATGCCAACGAATAGTAACACTATATCCGCCCTTCTTTCCTAAACTTTCTTCTTTGTTAATTTCTGAACTTAGTGTATCAAAGAAACCAGTTGGATCATTCAATAAGAATGTAAGAATACGACCATCACTTAACCAAGCGGCTTTGAATTGAACTTTGCCGCCCTTCATTGCAAAACAATCTATTTTACAACTACCAGCACCTGGACATGTATTAACAATAATCAATTTACCTGTCGATTCATCAACTGCAACACCTGTTAATGCTGCAAAGCCAACGTTAAAGAATTGCTCCAAGTCACCGTTACTATGCTTCATCTTTTCATTTTGCTTTAGTAACTTCTTAGGACGTGTTTTCAATGCATTAATAACTGCATCTTCTTTGAAACGCTTACCTGCTTCATCATAATATTCAATAGCACTACTACGATGAATGTAAGGCATCTTGTATTTGTCAGTCTTAGTCTTACCTGTTGTATACTTAGGAATACCTTTTTTGTCTACTTTAACTTGACCTGTCTTTTTGTCTATATCGTCAGTACCCTTGATACGATTCATATAGTCCTGAAACTCTTGTCCACTTAGTTCACGCTGGTCTGCAGGTAGTGCTGTTGCTTCCGACACACCTTTCTTTTTCTTTTTTGCAATAGCGATAGCGGCTTGTTGTTTCCAATTCTTAGCCTCTAATAGTTTCTGTTCAGCAATGATGGCTAACTGTTGTAATTCTTCGATACTTTCACAATGCCATCTACGCAAACTCTTATTGATATTGCTATCTGGATCGTGTGCTGTTTTAGCACTTGTGTTGTGTTTCTTCATACCACGCATTCTGGCGCAGAAACTAGCACGGCGCTTTGCGTCCTTGCTACCCTTTTTAATCTTGCTTGGCTTCTTTGTTACAGCAGTTTGAATCTTGCTACCAGGATGACTACGGCGATAACTCTTTACGCTCTTGTCACTCATACCACCTACACGTTTGTGATTGTGTTTAGACCAGTTCTCACCTTCATCAACTTCTTCATCATGTGACTGTGACTCATCGTCTCCTGCTTGACCTGCAAACTGTTGCGGTGTCATTACTTTAACACCGTTGAATGCACCGGGTAGTTTTGGCTCTGCGCCTTCGTGTAATTCTGTAATCTTCATTTCTTTAAACCTTTAAATATGCTAGATTCTTTTACTGGTACGCAGTTATTGACTCTAACTCCGCCCTTCATTTTAGTGCCTTGCTTTTTATAACCAGTCCAGCAACTAGGATCTAGTCTTTGTTTTTCTTCTGATACACCTTGCTCAACTTTGTTCCAAGATAGTTTTCTACCATCAGACAACATAGCATAGCAAGGTCCGTCGAGCATTTTAGCTTGCATAATCTTAGCATCCGGAAACTTGGCTTTAACTGCTTTTATCCATTGTTGTTGTGTGCGACCTTTATCATCAACTGCTCTGTCTGTATTTGATTTGCCGTCTAATTTTTGTTGTAGTGATTGAGGTAACGGCTTTCCTGGGGTATAAGTAGACCCGGGTGTAATACGGTACGGTTGAGAGACAGGTTTTCCTGCGTAAACAGACCCGTGTGTTATACCACCAGTTTGTTGTATGCCGGTAGCTTTGGCCGGGTCTTTAACTACAGTAATTTTTTCTTTTAATGCTAATGGCTTGTTAGGTTTTGGCTCAACATCAACTATATCATCATTATTACTAGGTTTTGTTGGCTTAGTAGGTTTATAGCCTACTTGTTGGCTTGTGTGCCATTGATTTGATTGTTGTGGCTTGTTAGGTCTAATTGGTTCACCTGTATCTTGGTTAAAGTTATTACCTTGATTATTCTCTGGTTCATCCTGTAGTTCTGGTTCAGGTTTAGCTTTTTCTCTTTCTGCTTGACGCATATTGAATTCAGCTTTCATTTTATTCAATTCGTGTGTATCAGCATGTAGAATTTTTTCCATGTCTTGCATGTGCGACATTTGTAGTGTTCGTAATTCTTGAGTATATTGCTTGTCAATCTTTGCCATTTCGTGCTTGCGTTCGGCTTCAGTATTGGCCTTTTCCCAAGCAAATCGTTCCATCTCCATCTTTTCTTTATGAAGTTGTTGACGCTGTTCTTCAAAGTCTTGTTTGGCCCGGCGTTGCAGTTCTCTGCGCCCACCCGCACCCATGCTTAATTCATCTTCTTGATTTTGTGCTTTTACTCTTGCGGCGTGTAAAATATCGTCAAGTTGATCTGGTGTTGAAAATATTGTATTGTAGTTATCAGTAATCCCGGCTTTGACTAAGGCATCACGCTTTTGATCCCTAGTCATCTCATCCCAACCCTGCAAGGCAGAATGGTTGACACCTTCCGCTACACCTTGCTCATCCAGGCCACGTTGTTTACGCCACTTGCGAATGGTCTTGCCCCGATCACGTCTGGATCCAAGATCACCAATGGCCTCGGCTATAGTAGGAGTTTTGTTTGTATATAAGTCATTGATCAGCATATTATCGTTCTTCTATGTAATCCGCATCTGAGTTGCGTTGCTGTGCTTGGCGCCGAGCTTGATACAGTTTCACTGCCATACCAGCATCATCTAAACTTTTAAATCTACTGGGCAGTGCCTTTTCGCCGTGTCGAATTTCATAACCCGAATTGTCATCGCCCCAGCATTCCAGGGCCACACCATCGGCCATTTCAAATGTGGCAGAAGGTGCTTGTGGTGCGCTCAATCGATCAGCCACATCTAGTTCAGCGGCATGTGCCACTTCGGTGTCGCCTGGATCTGAAGGACCCTGCATGGCAGCAGGATCAGTATCCATTTCTTCTTCGACTTCACCACGTTCCACAGCGTCTTGTGCTTTGTCTTTCAAGTCACGGTCAACACGCACCTTCTTTTCCAACTTGTCCAAATATGTTGTTAGATCTCGTTTGACCTTGCTCAGCATGTCTTCTTCAATTTCTGCCATGGCTTCTTCAAGTGCAGTTTTGCGAGGTTCTACTGAATCACCAACCATGTATCCATCCATGGGGTGTGCAGGATCTGTTTTTGACCCCAGTGCGCGAACGCCGCGTGGTTTAAACAGCGCAGGCAACTGAGGCACCCGTTGTTGCCCAGGTGTCAATCGACCTTCCACTGTGGCCAGTCGATCCAGGATTGATCTAATGTCGTTGCTCATGCTCTATTGTCTTTCAAGAAACTTCTCAGCATCCATCCATGTTTTTGATGGGCGTCAATGCGTTCGGCAATGAAGTTGGCAATGCCCTGTTGGTTTTCTTGTTCAGCAATGGCAAAATTCTTGTTCAGCAGTTCTAGCAGTTGACCATTGTTGGCCAACAGTTCTTCAATCATGAGTCGAGCTCGTGGTATCTTGGTTTGTCCTTGGATAATGCTGAGTTCACTAAAACGTTCAAAACTGCCTGGAGTATAGTCATCCATGGCACGAATGTATTCTGCTGTTTTGTCTATGCTGTTGTTGTACACTTCTTCGTACAGGTTGCCAAAAAACTCATGCAATTGTGCAAAGTCAGGCCCTTCCACATTCCAGTGAAACAGCTGAGCCTTGATGCTGAAAGCATATTCAGTTGCCAATAGAGTTTTTAAACTGTCCGCGAGCATGTTTGTTCCTTTTGTATTCCTTGGGCGTGTTGGGCGTGGGATCTGATCCTGTTGTATATTTACCTGACAACAAAGAACCTCCTGATCTTGATACCATGCCCATGGGCTGACTCACAGGTGCTATGCCACCCGAGGCTGTGGCACCTGCCGACGCTGATTCCACTATTTCATGGGCTCTCATACCATATCTCCAGGATGTTGTCTTTCCAGATACGTGCTGGACCACTTTTTACTCGCATGTTACGAATTTTGAGACCAGCACCGCTGCTGTTGATCAATTGATACTCGATGGGATATTGACCCGGCACAGCCTGCACAACCAATTCTTCTTCTAGGTAAGCGTTTTCCCATATCCAAGTTCTTTCAGTGAACAATTCGCCATTCACAAACAGTCTGTACACAGGAGGTTGTTTGCTCCATTTGCAGTAGACATCACACATCACAGTTATGACTTGTGTGTGCATGTTAGTGGAACATCAAGAATTGGTTGGCCACATCCAGTCTGCTGGCACCCAGGTCACCATGCCCTGCAGGAAATACCACCACATTCCACTTGGGTGCAGGACCTTCGGGTATGCGGTTCATTTCGTCGTAGGTGATCACAGTGTTGGGATCAATATTGTACTTGGCGCCCAGCTGTTGACGGAACTGCTGCCAGGCTTCTGCACTCCGCACCTGTGTACGGCCTTTTTCATCTTTCACATACTTGCCCTTGGCATCGGTCACAAACAAGTCACGGAACATGTCCTTGGGCAGTGTCACAGCATCTTTCACATGATTGCCAGCATTTTTGTGTACTTGCACTGTTTTGACTTCGCGACTTTGAGCGCCTGGTGAGAACTGCTTGACCACATTGGCCGGAGCACTGGGGTCTGTGACAATTTGGCCCATCTTGGTGTAGAAGTAAAACTTCACGTCAGGATTGTTGCTGGCCACATCCATCATCAAGTTGTAGTATTCTTTTGAAAAGAAGTCGCCGGCATCGTGTATGCGCACCAGGAGTTTGATGCCGTTCTTTGACGCCAAGCCAGCGGCTTTTTTTACTTCGCCATCAAACTTGTCCATGTAGTCTGAAGGATGATTGACCAAGAAGTTCAAGGCCTGTGCCGCGCTCATGGAGCTGGCCGGAAACATCACATAGCCACCTTTTCTGGCATAGCAGTAGGTCTTGCACTCGCCAGCACCCGGACAAGTTATCACTTCTACAAATTCGCCTGTTTCTTCATCTACCACAATGCCACTCAAGGCCGGCAAGGTCAGGTCATAGGTAATAGCGCCTTCCGCTTTGCTCTTGGCCATTTTGGCATTGGTGCCCAAGATCTGTCTTGGCGGTTGTGTGATTTGACGTTTCAAATCATCCAGGTCCCACTCAGTACCGCCGTCATCTTGAGTGATGGCCTTGATATTGCTGCCGTGTATGATGGGTCGAAACTTGTCAGCCTTGGTCTTGGTGCCAGTCTTGATACGAGTGGCATAGTCCTGCATGTCCTGTTTTGACCAGGACTGTTGTGGTGCATCCAGTTTGAGTGCTTCATCTGTGGCACCGTGTTCCACATGCAACACTTTGACAGGGAATCCACCCAAGGTTGGGCCACGTTCGGCAGTTTCTACAATTTGTCTGATTTTCATTTTCTTCGTGCCTTTGCTCTTCCGGCTTTCATGTTGGCCAGCCAGTGGGCCATGCGTTGCTTCTCACCCGATGAATGTTTGGCTGTGTTGCGTAGACTACTCACCGACGCTTTGGTATTTACTCCTGAGCGTTTGGCTAGACCTTTGCGTCCGGGATTTTTGCCATCCGCAAAGTTTTCTGCCACATCCTGCTGACCTTCCACAGTAAGCCTGTCTAATGCTATTGGATTTAATACAACATTCGGTTTCAAGCCTTTGGTGTTAGCATAGGCCACATACACTTGATCTGTGGGTTCTATAACAAAACTCACACAATGTTTACCGGGCCAGTCTGGTTTGCCCACACTAAACCAAATGCCTATCACAGGAATAAATGGATGTTCATCTGTGCTCAACCGACCATATTCTCGTTCGCCTGTGGCATCACGACGAGGTTTCAGTCCACCACTTTTCTTGATTGCTTCTAGACTATTGGTACAATGATAAACCCTTTGACCCACTATGTCCTGTCCAGGAAATAAGTTCGTACCGGGAACATTCTTAGGTGGTCTAAGTCCTTGGTAGTTGACAAAGTTTTCTTCTACGCTTTCTTGTTTGACCGGTTGTTGAGCTTGTTGCGCCTTAAACCACTCCCAGGCTTTGTCACTCAATTGCCTTGCACCATATCTGCCCCAGCTTGCTGCCTTATCATATATTTCTTCTGTGCCCGGTTTACCAAACCATGATTTGAATTCGGGCTTTTTAGCATATTCCTTGGCCGCCGCTCTGAGTTTTGTGCCGTCTGGATCATATGCTTGCCATGATCTACTAGCGGCCAATTCCATATCCATAGTATCAAATATGGCCTGTTCAATCTTGGCAGGTGTAACTACTCTTGCTTGTTGACGATTGCTAATTGTTTTATGTTGTTTGATAATTCTTGGATCCAACACAACACCTTGTGTTGGTTCATTGTAGGCAATCCAACCCGCACCAGGATCATACACACTGGTAAAGCCTAGATCACGCAAGACCTTGTTCCAACGAACAACATTGGTTTCATCGCTCTGACCTAGTCTACTCAAACAATCATAGATAGTCCAATATGGTGTGCCATCGTATTCTGGTTCATCAATGGCCTGTTGAATTACATCTTCAGAACAATATTGGCTTAGTGCTTGTTTTAATTGAGCAGGATCAACTTGTGTTTGTTGTGTCATTTCACCTGAGCGGTCATATTGAAACAACTGAATGTAGGGCATGTTTTCGCCCCATGGTAAAGGCCTGCGTTCTTTAATCATGCCTAGTGTATAATTCAGTGGATAGAAGTAAATGCCTTTGGGTGTGTCTTCGCTGATGCCCACTTGCGGGTTGATACCTAACTTAGGTTCGCCGGTCATACTGATAGCCCAGTTTTCTGGATCATTAATATTTTTAGCAATAGCCTCTAACTCTTTCATCCCGGACTCTGCTTTTACATTTTGTTCAGGATTGGTTCTTGCCTCCAACACACCTTGCTTGGCGGGCGGATAGCGTTTACCAATCACATCTCGGGCATAATTGTTGGCATATTCAGCACTACTGGCAATTGCTGCTTCACCAGGCGGCCAGGGTTTTTGAATCACAGTTAGGGCATAATAGTAGGCATATCTAGCACTACTGGCAATTGCTGCTTCACCGGGCGGCCAGGGTTTACGAATCACATATCGGGCATAGTTGTAGGCATATTCAGCACTACTGGCAATTGCTGCTTCACCAGGCGGCCAGGGTTTATCAATCACACCTTGGGCATACTTAAAGGCCCATCTAGCACTACTGGCAATTGCTGCTTCACCAGGCGGCCAGGGTTTATCAATCACATCTTCGGCATACTGATAGGCCAATTCAGGATCTTGTGCCCATAAATGTTCAAGTTTACGTTTTTGCTGAGAAGTTCGAGCTAAGTCCCAAGCAATTGATGGTATCTTGGTAAAGGCATCAGCATAACCCATTAACTGTTGTGGTTGGGAGTGGAATCGGTATGGATTAAGCATCTAGGTATTTTCCGTAATGTTTTTTAATTAAGAAATTCAAAAACTGTGTATATTCTGGAATCTCACTTAATGCTGCGATATCCGGTTTACTAATGGCCTGATCGCGTTCGTTCATAAACGAATTGGTTTCCATCTGAAGCTGGAATTTGCGAGTCTGGCCACCCAAGTTGGCCATGATGATATACACGTTGCCCCTGGATGCATAGTTTTGAAATTGATTATCCTGTTTACCAGCCGTACACCACTTAGTACCAGCACCATACAGACATGAGGCTTCTTCTGTTTTAGGAATGATAACTTTGAAGTTAGTAGTATCAATGATTCGATCTGCGTTGGCTTTAACATCACGAGTTCGCTGTTTGGCACTTGGTGCAACTGGTTGTTCTTCCTCAGTATCTGTCAGATTATATAACTGATTCAAGTCTTTAATCTGATTCAAATCTTTAATCTGCAATGTATTTCGCATTCTAAAAAACTTATTGATAGAATCACGTAGTCGAGCCAAATCTTCAAGTTTGAATTGCTGACGCACATACATGTTGGCAATAAATTGTAGATTCTTACCTAGTGGGTCTGGATCGGCTTGCTTCAGCTTATTGACTACATCAACCGAATCTATTGGTTGACCCAGGTCCTGTTGAGCGGCTGCTTCGATCTTGGACTTCATCTGTGCTGCGATGAACTCTGCTCGATCTTCAAGTAAATATACAAATTCTTTTGCTCTCATGCTAATCCAATCTTGGCAGGATACATGTCGCCATCTTTCACTCGCTCGCCGCCGTCAAAATAAGCAAGTTCAATGGGCATGGTTTGCCAGCCCAATCTGTAGGCAGCCATGATGCGATGATTGCCTTCATTGACCCAGGCCTCACCATTGTAGGCCACCATTATGTAGGGCAAGTATTCATCATTGGGGTCTGTGCGCTTGGGCGGCAACTTGCCAGTACGCCCCATATAATCCATCAGCCAATTCAAGTCATCTTTGCGCACATTTTGTTGCTCATTGCGCATGCCAGGAATGTAACTCAATTTGACCACACGCACCTGCGGTGGTGTGCCCTTGACATATGCAGTGGTACTGCCCATATAAGGTACACCAAAGCTGTTGCGTCCCTTGCTTTTGGCATAGTCAATTTTGTCTTGTAACCAGTCTTCGTTGGGCACATCCACACTTAAAGTGGCTTCTGTTATAAAGTCGTGTGCTCTCATACAGCCGCTCCGGGTTGTGCCACTGCTGCTACCCTGGTTGGTTGTGCCGCTGAGGCCACTTGTTGTTGATAATCTTGAAAATTGCTTTGACGATCTTGCAGGCCTTGCAGGCCAGGATTGATACGTTTGGTCACACCACGTGTGTCTGAGAAGTCTTGCACATAGGGTGCCACACGGTTTTGCCAGTACCACACAGCAACTTTGGCCGCTACATCGGGTCTGGCAGCTGCTTCGGGATTGTTCACAAGGTCAATACCCAGTGCCTGGCCAGCTGTGGCATAGTTGGCTTTGCCTGTGATTTGTATGTAACCGCGGCCCTTGTACTTGGCACCATCGCCAGCTTGAGTATTGCCCAGGGCCCGGGCCTTGGCAGGATTCACAGTGGGGTCATACTTGGCAAGATATCGGTTACCGCCCAACTCTTCCATGTGTGCAAAGTCTCCGCTTTCATGCGCACACTGAGCCAGGAATTGTGCCAATTCCACACCTTGAATGCCTGCTGCCTTTGCGGCCTGCGTCAATGCACTTTCAGCTGAGTTACTGGGTGCCTGTTGCACTGTTGCTGGTTGGGACAGTTGTGACATGGAAGGTGTTGCTGTGGAGTTGGCCGGTGCCGGTGCAAATGCCATGGCGCCTGCAGCAGCGGCGGTGGCCAGGGCACTTTTCCAGCCTTCTTCCAGGTCGTCTTCATGCAGGAACGTGTCAGCAAAGGCCTTGCAACTTTCCCACAGCTCATCATTTTGCGTGAGCCCCACAGTAAAGTCAACATCGTCGTCCTCGTGTTGCGTAGGATCGATATACCCACAGTACACCTTGTGTATGCCCATGCTGTTTATCAAGTCTTTGCAACTGTCACCAGCACGTTCCGCCATGGGTGCATTGCAAGGACTCAGTGTGGTGACCACAATGCTACCCTGTGGAACATCGCCGTGTATTCGACGATATTTGTCTATGGCCACACGTTCAGCATGTCTGCGTGTGCCATTGGGTCCAGGCAAGTTGATGCCATACACCATGTTGTTGTCAGGATCAATCACACAAGCAGCCACTTTGCCATAATGCTCAGGATCCTTTTGTTGACCTTGTTCGATCATTCGACAGCAACGAGCCAGCACACGGTCTAGTTTTTTGGTATTGTGTATTCGATAATCATCGGCTGACTCGCGCAGGTTTACTGTTTTCATCAACAGACCTGGTTCACCATTGCGTCCTGTGTGCAGGGCCAGCTTGTTGGCCTGTCTGCCCACTTCCCCAGGCTTGATGTCCACTGAAAGAGCCATGGCATACTGTGGCAGGGCTGCTTCTTGCTTGTTCTTAGGAATGTAACCCGACGCACCTTCGCCCAGTGGTGCTTGTTCAAATTCCTCAGGATGTGTGTTGGCCCAGTCACGCATGATGATGCCTGCTCGAGCATTGGCATCATTCTCCCAGTCACTGCCGGTCTCTCCTGCGTCGTCAGGCAATTGACCATGCTGTTGATTTTGACTGCAATGCACCAATTCGTGTGCCACTGTGCGAAACACATCCAAGATGTGCCGATTGGGCATGCTGACATTCAGCGTGTGTGTATCAGGATCGTAACGACCAAAACTGTGATTGCTTGTGCTCCACTTGGGATCAGTGTGCAAGTGAATTTTGGGCATGGGGTCTATGCCCAGTTCCGTGGCCACATGTTGAATAAAATCATGTATCTTGGCATCGTCATTGTCTTCGCAGAACATCTTGGTACTGGCAGCCACACCATCTTCTGAACTGTAGGCTTGACCTTGATGTCCTTCCTTCACACTCATGGGCCAGGGTTTGACAGGTGTTCGTGCTATCTTTGTAATTTTTTCTTGACGTTCGGCTTCACGCTGTTTTTTTACTTTTTCATATTCATAAGG